TACCGCCCAGGGCGGTTCTAGCCGTTTAAAACTCTATACGAGCTTTAATATTGCATGAGTCTGCTCATTGCGGATCTCAGGACCAGCTTCAATCAGCCATTCGTCCGTTCTTCCATCGTGACCATCCTTTACAATATTTTTCCGAAGTTGCATATTCCGACTATTTAAAGGACGGAATGCGAAATTCGAGAAGTCAATTGCAAGGGCATATGCGTCAAGAGCATTGTTCAGCAGAGGATGAGGAATAAATTCCAGCTCCCCTACAGGACCGTAGAACTTCATAACACGGAGTCCAGCAGTTGCATCAGAACCCAACTCAGCCACTAACTGGCTAGAAGTTTCTGATCTAACCGATTTGGTAATGAATTTCAACCATCGGTTTGAGCAAAACAGGGTCTTCTTCATGGATCCAGACATCATGTCATGGAATATATGTTCACATGCATCATCCATTGCATCCATGGGGGTAGAACCAGCCTCAGTAATCTGGAGGGTAGTGTTAGTTTCCCCGTTCAATGTTTGCACAATGCCAGCAGATCCGCCAACACCAAACCCCTGGAAAGTCCGTGATGGATTTTCAGCGGTTGCATCAAGAGAAACTGCGCCCTGTGTTAGCAGTGCATATTCAATATCACCCTTGATTTTGGCTAGTTTGCGTGCCTGGAGTCTGGCCAGTTCTGGGCCACCGTAGTACTTGGACGCATTTGCAGTTCCAGTTATAGTGTAAGGCTCACGGAAGATCTGGGTGCAGTTTTTTAACCTGCGGACCTTTTTCTTCGTTTCAACGCCTACAGCCGCACCTTCCGCCCAGCCAACACCACCAGCATAACCCTGGAAGTAGTCAGCAACAGCAAGACCTTTAATCTGAGAGTTAGTCAGATTATTACCCCAGACATTAGGTACTAAAACGCCAGCATCATAATATTCACCAGCATTGGTGACATATTTGAATGTTACAGCTCCTGTAGCATGCCCAACAATAAGGTCTGTTCCAGTTGCGTTAGGCTCTACTTGCCATTGGTTTGTGCCAGATCCAGCATGCATACCTACAAACTGAACCATATTGGTTTCCGCGGAAGCATGCTCACAGTTCAGACCAATACGCACACACATTAGATGTGTCACATCAGTGTCCAATGTTGTGCCTGCTGTTACTGTGGCACTATAGATAGCACCAACTTCAAATGCTTCAAGCTGGGCCGTCCGTTCACATACTACAATACAGCCATCTTCCTGGGAAGAACTTGATGTTGTTACATCTTTTACATTAGCTGCTATTGTTGATAATGTTACATCTTTTTTGATCATAAACTCATCCTCCATCCACTCGAAGATCGGCACGGGAGTTACATTCGTTGATGCGCGACCAGCAACTGTGTAGATGGGCGTAACGTCAGGATTATAATGATGGACTCTCTTGCCAAGTTCCAGTACCTGTCTTTGCGAGGCATCTGTAAATTGACCAGCGGTCCCTGTTCCATATGTTGTTGCCATTTTTCTTATTCCTTATTCTGTGCGCATATTAAATATGCGCTGTAATCATTAGACTTTACGAGAATTGTCCATGATTCCGTCCCAGAATGTGTCAACTTCCTTTGAACTGGGGTCAACATCAGTAACTGGTGCTTTACCAGGAGAGGCGGCTGCCGTTGTTTCTTCTTTTCTGCCAGCTGCCTTTTGACTATTCCCGTCTTTGTGCTGGGATAGGAATTTCCAGATTTTGACCAGGTTAGGAGTGGTAAGATTGCTATTATCCGTCATAAACGTATTAAAGCTTTCAATATCACTTTCGTCAAGACCGAGGTCTTTAAGTTCATTAATTTCCGATTCACGTTGTTCTTTAGCCTGAATTTCCGCCTTAAACTGACCGATCTCATCTTTAGCAATTTGTGCGCCCCTATTGACCAACCATTGGTCATTTTGTTCGCGCCATTTTGCTGAGTCTGAGCCTTCGATCTGCTCATCCAGAATGTCATATTCTTCAGGTTTTGGAGGTGGCTTATCCACATCCATCTTCACTCTTTCACTGAGTTGCTTAACAACATCAGGGTTATCTCTCAGGTACCCATCAAGTTTATCAAGTTGCTCATATTTCTGAGCCTGTTGAGTAAATTCAGCCCTTTCCTTATCGGTTTCAGCCCTTTCCTTATCGGTTTTGGACTGAAGTTCCTTATAGGCATGAGCCAGGTCCTGCTTACCCTTATCGTCATCTTTGAACTTATTGTCAATCAGCCATTGAATGGCTTCTTGCCGTTCTGTTTCTGTTTTTCCTTCACCCACGCTTTCAGGTTCCTTGGATTCATCAGAGCCTTGTTCTTTGTCTTGGACTTCTTCCGCTTTTACTTCTTCACCTGAATTGAACTCATCCAGTACATCAACAAGGTTATCGGTTGTTTCTTCTGTTGCCTGTTTTTCTTCTTGATCGCTCATTATACGATGCTCCTCATTTGTGCAGGTTAACCTGTTTTGGCTTTTTTAGCTTTTTCAGGTGCCTGCGGTTTTTCTTCGTCAGAGTTAACCGCGTCCAAGGCAACATCGAGATCCCTGCCAACTTCAGCAGTTTTATCACGTTGCCTTTGTTCTTGAAGTCTTGCATTGGCCTTAACATTGCTTACGGCCTGGGCAACTGGTTTAGTTGCCTCTGAAATTTCTGCACGCATATTGGCGTGGAATATCTCTCTTTCCCTGGTTTGCAGATCACCCTTGAGTTTTTCTACTTCACTCATAAGGCCCTTGTTTTCGCTCATAAGTCCTTCGATCTGACCATGTCTTTCCATCAGGGAGGCTTTATCTACATCGCCTGGGAGATTCATAATAACTTGTGTTCTATCATATATACCTACCTCCAAAAGCTGGAGGTCCCGTGATAGTATAGCAGATGGAGATTTTGCCCTTGTGGATCCTATAACTATTTTGATATCAACATTTATAGATCCCATATCAAATGCTTTTTTAATTGAGGCAGATCTGTCATCCCATACTGGTTGATTCAGGGTTATTTCCTGCGCCCTGCCATCTGGGGCCAGAACTCTTACGGCTCTTTGCTGATCGTATACCACTGGGAACCATTCCAAGGCTACCATGGCTAGGCTGTTGAGCATATCATATATGGGCAGAACCTTCCAGTTCTGCTTCCTTGCCACGGCCTCATCAACGATCTGGGCCTCTCCTACTGTACCAGGGGCATCCTGGGTAGATCCCTGCATATATTTATAAGCACCAAATACTTGTTCTATATCAAGTTCATAGCGTTGTTTCTCTGTATAAAGCTGGGCAGATACAGCGGATGGGGAAAATTCTTTTATTTTTCCTTCCCTGAGTGCGCCAGGGTTTGCACGAACTACTGCGTTGGGGATGCTCCATTTTACAATTTCTTCTGGATCTATGGCCCCATCTTCATAAACTAGCTTAAAGTTCGTTGTAGCGTTAATATGGCTGATTAAAAGAGCTTCTGTGCGGTTTAACATCCTCTGCGGAGCCTTGGCATGTCTTACATCGCCAGCAGGGAATGGTGTGCCTGTATGTTCATTCATAGCACATTGCACTGGATATGTTGATATCGGTAGGACCTTATCATAGCATATTACATCACCAAATGCGCAGACTTCACGAATTTTTGTATCATAAATTACTTCTTCTTCAATAATTCCATCTCCTATCATGATGTTATACTTTTCATCAGATATAAATTCTTTGTATTCATCCTTGGTATAAACCTGGGTAAACCCAGTTGTCATGTCTGTTATCCTGGCCATTGGTATATTTACTTTTGACCAGTGTAGAAATTTGCGGACCTTCTCCTGGTGATCGTCAGGCATATCCGCTGGTGTCATCATATCGTCCCTGGAGTATTTCCCAGATGATGTTTCATTTATAGTATTGTCCTGCTCGGCATCATTTATATGTTTTTTATATCTTGGGAATAATGTAAGCAGACTGGCCCTGGTATGCACATCGGAGTATATTATACTACTGGCATCCGACAGATCCGCCATAGAACTGTTGGGATCAACGAATACTGCCTCTGGCGGGATCCTGCGGACCCTGATGGCTCCCAGGCCCTTGTCAGCATTCCAGTCTGGGTATACAAAGCAGTACCCGATACCTTTGACCAGGTAATCCTTACAGGCCTTCCTGAACTGCACATCTCCATGGCTATCCAGCCATATCTTGTCAAGGATCTGGTTTAGAACATAGGCAAAGTCCTCATCCCCTTTGCCAAAAGGAAGAACATCCCACTCTGGAGATGATGAAGCTATATGCGCAAGAACTGTTTCAACCGCGGGCCTGATCTTATTATTGGCCTCTGGAGGTTGGCCCACCGATATAAGGTATTCCTTTTGGGCCTGCGTCAGTTGATTCCCCAGGTAAAACTCTTCATCTTCGGCCATTTGAAACCGATATGTGGATGACGAAGATTCGTACAATATAAATTCATTACGAATCTCTTCCGAAGATATTTTAGGGGTATTCAGGCTGGCTATTGGTATGGGCATTATTTATTAAACTCTGTCATTATTTTTTTTGCTTCATCGTAACACCCTTGCCACCTGTTTGGATTTACAAGAACCTTTGTTGCAAAGTGCTTACGACTTGTAATGCCACATTCCTTCATCCCTTTGTCAAATGCTGATGTTTCAGCTTTTGGACTTGGACTTGGACTTGGACTTGGACTTGCTGGAGGTGCTTTTTTTGGTTTTTTTGTTGTCATTGTTATTTTCCTTTCCATTTAATGCTTTTATATCTTCTATAAGCTGTCTATTTGAATCAATAGCCAATTTTGTTTTAGTCAGACCCTCTTCCATTTGATCACATTCATATTCCAGTGTAGTGGTCCTTATCTTTTTGATCTTTGTGTCTAATTCCTCGCCTGTTTCGGGATTAAATTGTTTTGTTTTTACAACCGCAGATAATCCTTTAGTGCCTGCATAGTCATCTACATATTCAATGACTTGTTCAATTGTTACAAGTTTGGCTGCCTTTAATTTTTTATAATTAAGAAACATATATTAATCGCTTTCTACTTTCTTTAACCCATTGCCTGACAGTTTTTGAAACACAGATATCAATGTATCAAATCTTCCAAGTAACTCTGAAAATTGGGCGGATTGCTCCATTCCCTGCTTTTGTGTTGCCTGTTTCTCTTGATTGTTTGAATCTATTAATTTTATAACAATCCCTTCTAGCCTGCCAAACTGTTCATCGAGCCTTTTAATTAATTTCCCTGTTAAGAATTTCATCAAATACAAGGTAGAATATCCAAACACCAGGGCAACCGCTACTGGGAGTCCCAGTGTTTCTATCGTCTGCGCTATGTCCATTCATGCATCACGCTTTATATATTGGTTCCCCTGTTTCCCAGTCGGCTCCGATCATGGTAGATGGGAATACCCAGTTACCTTCCTCGTCTATATCGCCTTTTGGTGCAAATATATCATCGATGGCCCATCTAAGCGCATCCAGGGTATCTTTCTTAAATGTACCATGTTCTTTAAATGACAGGAGTTCCTGTTCAAGAATATAATGTTCATCTTTCATAAACACGGCTTTTGATGCAAAATACGGCTGCATCTGTTTAATCCGATAATATTTGGCTTTTATAGCCTTTTTTGGTGTAATATTGAGGAATCTGCCTGTTTCTTTGCCTTTTCTCATCACATAGTCAGCCAGCATAACATGGCCAGTTTCCTCAATTTTAATTTCTTTTGGCATATATTGGTCCGCCATTTCAAAAATTTTATCAGCTCCATCCATCGGTGTGACTTGGCCCCTATAGAGATCTATAATATATATATTAAAGTCCTTATCAACGCCAATAACAACAATGGCAGTATAATCAGCCTTGACATTTTCGCTTGAGGCAGGATCTACGCCCATAAAGAGGTGTATGGGGATTCTTTCCTTGCTGCCCTTTTCGGATCTAACAAGGTAATGTACAGAACCTTCCATAACATGGTAACCCTGGTAGTACTGTATATGTTCTTTTTTGAACACCCTAAATGAATCATCCATAGGAATATTTTGGTATTCTTGGAAGAAATAGGCAGCATCACCCTCGGAGATTAGCCTTTCTTTTTCATCGTCCAGCCACT